AGAGTCCTTCATGAGTTTGGCTCCGGTACTACCGCCGAGGTCCTGTACATAGGTGAGGTCTGAAGGATCGGCAGGGAACATCTCGTTCAACTGCTTCTCTTCCTGAGCCAGCATGGCTTTAGAACGAAAGGCTCCTTTTCCAATAGGTTGGCCGTTGGCGGTCTTGTAAACTCGCCAGTCGTACGTCGTCTTGGCGTTAGGAGTCAGCGTCCAAATGTACACCACGCCATTCACGACCTTGGTCTGGCCAGGCATGATGGCTTTGGCTATCTCGGGGTCTTGATCGATACCGTGGATGTGGTCATACACCGATTTGGCGACGTACAGGTTGTACGAATAGTCGTCAGCAAAGTCTTCAGACCGCGCCTTATACGCTTCACACGCCTTCTCCAGTACGGCATCAGATATCTCGCCCTCAGCGTTACGGAGGGCGAAGACATCGAGTGCTTTTCTGAGTTCATCCATGGCTGGCTATTCGAACAACAGGGTTTCTGCCTTTTCGATCGACATTTCATCAACATGGAGTGCGCCAAGATCAATCTCTTTGGCCTTCCACGTATCAGGGATCATGTCTTCAGCACCGAGTGTTTTGGCGCGACGCTTGATCCAGCGGCGAGCGCGTTCGGGGTTCTTAGCGTTGCCGGCGAGGCGGATGGCGTTCTTCAGATCAGACTTGTTGCGGATCGGGAACGAGCCGTCGGGGAGGGCCTCCTTTTTCTTGGCGAGTTTATCGCGCTGCTCTTCGGTGAAATCGGCCTTTTCGAGCGATTCTGCGCCGTTAAGTAACTGCTCGGCCTTACTGATCGCGTCGGAGGTTTCGATCGGTTGAATGGCCTCATACGCGAGACTCTTCGTCAGCGCACGCACGGCACTCTTCTCCCACTCCTTTTGCTTCGCACCGATGAGGTTCGTCCACTCACCGCCCTGTTGGGCCATACGGTTAGAACGTTCCGTAGAGCGTTTTTCTGACAGAATGGTACCGAAAGTACGGGTGGTAAACTTGGCGGGATCGATCTTATCCTTATTCTTGACGATCAAATCGAACAGCTCTTGGCGTTCGGCCTTGTCCTCTTCAGGATCGTCAAGGTGAGGTGCCTGAGGTACGTCCATACTGGCGAATCGGTCTTTTAGTACCTCGATAGTTTCATCAACCGTCAGGTAC